ACCAGAAGACGGGGTGAATCATGGGCAAGATCACAAAGCTGCCGCCTGCCAAGCAGGCATACCCCCAGGAAGCCGAGAACCCTCGGGACCTCTGCATGGTGGTGAACAACATCTCCAAGCATCCTGCTCCGCCTGCCAAGACATCTGGCATCAAGCAGCGTGGGTCTGGTGCTGCTACGCGGGGCTTCATGTCTCGTGGGCCGATGGCGTGAGGTAAGCAGTGAACTACACCCAGTTGCAGACCGCTGTCCAAGATTACGTGGAGAACACGTTTTCCGTAACTGACTTCGCCACAATGACGCAGTTGGCTGAGCAGCGCATCTACAACTCTGTTCAGCTTCCGGCGCTTCGGAAAAACGTCAATGGCACGTTGACGTCTGGCAATCAGTACCTGTCCGCGCCGACAGACTTCTTGTCTGTCTTCAGTCTTGCAGTCATTGATGCTTCAGGAAACTACGAGTACCTGCTGAACAAGGATGTGAACTTCATCCGTTCGGCGTTTCCCAACCCGTCCACGACGGGTACTCCGAAGTACTACGCGCTGTTTGGCCCTGACTCGTCAAATTTGACGGAGTTGACGTTCATCCTTGGCCCAACGCCCAGTGCAAGTCTGTCAACAGAACTGCACTACTTCTACTACCCGGTCAGTATTGTCACTGCCGGTACGTCTTGGTTGGGCGACAACTTTGAGTCCGTGCTGGTCAATGCGGTGTTGGTTGAAGCTGCTCGGTTCATGAAGCAGGAGCCTGACATCGTGGCCGAGACGGACAAGCAATACGTGCAGTCCCTGACGCTGCTGAAGAACCTGGGTGATGGCAAGAACCGCCAAGATGCCTACCGCAGTGGGCAGATCAGGACGCAAGTCATTTAAGGAAACAACATGCCTATCTCTCAAGCAATGTGCTCCTCGTTTAAGCAGCAGCTTTTTCTGGGTGAACACGACCTTGATACTGACGTTATCAAGATGGCGCTATATATCTCTGCTGCCACGCTGGACGCCTCAACGACCGTCTACAGCACCTCTAACGAGGTGAGCAGTTCCGGGACCAACTACACCGCAGGTGGCAACACGCTGACTGGTGCTACGGTATCTTTGAGCGGCACGACGGCGTTTGTGGATTTTGCTGATACCTCGTGGTCCTCGGCGACCTTTACGGCCCGTGGTGCGCTGATCTACAACAGTAGCAAGAGTAACAAGGCTATTGCGGTGCTGGACTTTGGTTCGGACAAGACTTCGACTAGCGGCACGTTCACGGTGCAGATGCCGGCGAATACCGCCTCTGATGCGCTGATCCGCATCGCCTGAGGCTGACATGGCAAACGCAATCTATCCGAAGTACAAGGAGGCCATCCTTGGTGCGGCGACTAACACCAACCTGTTGTCTGGCACGGTTAAGGTTGCATTGGTCGATACGGGGACGTACACCTACAACGCAGCGCATCAGTTTCTGACATCGCTAACGGGCGTTGTTGGGACGGCCCAGACCATTGGCGCTACCAAGTCTGTGACCAATGGCGTGTTTGACGGAGCCGATGTGACCTACACCACTGTGACGGGTAACAGTGTTGAAGCTCTGGTGATCTATGTGGACACTGGAACTGCTGCTACTTCACCGCTGGTGGCGTACATCGATACTGGCGTGACTGGGCTGCCGGTCACTCCGAACGGGGGGAACATAACGGTCACCTGGAACGCCAGCGGCATCTTCCAGCTGTGATGTAAATCATGACCGTTACCGCCGCCCCCAGCGACATTGGCACGCGGCGCACGGACGCCGATGTGGTCGATGGCGTTGTGCAGTTCGCTGCCGTGGTCGATACGGGCAACGGCCAGGGTTACGTGCAGGTCCACACCGACTGGCAGACACCGGCAACGCTGCGCGACTACGCGGCACGGATCAACGCAGCCGCTGACTGGCTGGAGGCAAACTGATGGCAATCACCACACTCGACGGGCTCATTGCTGCTGCCAAGCAGCGGGTGCCGATCAAGAAGACCGCCACGCGCACCACGGTGGCCAACGGCTGGTTCAGCCTGTTCGACATTGCGGGCAATCCTGGCGCTGGCACGCTCGCGGGCACCAGCACCACCACGGGTGTTGTCCCAAATGACACCACGGCGGGCGTGCCCCTGATCGATGCCTTTGGCGGAGGAAACACTGGCTACCTGCAGAACGTCGAGTTCGCCTCGACCGTGGCCTGCCGTCTGATGATTTACGACCTGCTGTGGAAGGGCGGGGCGTATGCCTTCAACGCCAGCACCACGGGCCAGACGCCAGCCAGCTACAGCGCCCGCGTTCCTGGCGGCACCGATTTTACCAACACCGAGATCTGGGTCGAGCAGGTGACGGCGGCCACCGGCAACCAGGCCGTGAACGTCACCTACACCAACCAGTCAGGCACCACGGGCCGGTCTACGGGTGCGGTGGGTATCGGTGCGGCGCCGACCGTGGGCCGGATGTGGCAGCTTCCGCTGGCGGCTGGTGACACGGGTGTGCAGGGCGTCACGGGCGTGGTGGGCACGGTGGCCTCCGCAGGCACCTTCAACGTGCTGGTGATCCGCCCGCTGTGGTCAAGCCGGGTGATCGCGGCCAACTTTGGTGACCTGCACGACTACATGCGGGTGGGGCTGCCGAGCATGTTTGAAACCTCGGCGCTGGCGGTGTGTGTCAACGCTGACAGCACATCGAGCGGCCTGCCTGAGCTGATGCTGACCATCGCCAACGGGTAAGTCATGGCCGCGCCCAACCTCGGCCAAGGCATTGACCGGGGCAACTACCGTAGGCGCAACGGCATCACGCCGCCTGCGGCGCAGGGCAAGGCTGCGGGCGCGGTAGCCGAGACAGTCTTCTTCGGCACCGCCGGCTCGGTGACGCTTCAGCCGCCCAGGCTCGACAACGTCAATCAGTTCTTCGGCACGACCGTCACGCCCGGCGTGGCAACGCTGGCCCCGGCGCTCTATACCAACACCGGCAGCTTCTTCAGCCCCACCATCACCACTGGCGGGGCCGGTCAAACGCTGACCCCCCCGCTGTTCAGCAACGGCAACAGCGTCTTCAGCCCGACCGTCAGCGCCACCTATGCGCTGACCCCTGCGCTGTTCACAAACACCAGCGTCTTTTATGCGGCAAGTGTTTCGGTATCAGTATCGGTAACGGTTCTTGTAACCGGCGTTCAAGCCACAGGCCAAGTCGGTACTGCCGCCGTCACCGGCACCGCGTTAGTTTCTGTCTCAGGTGTAAGTGCCACAGGCCAGATTGGCACTGTTGCAGTATCTGGCACTGCGGTTGTTGAAGTAGTTGGAGTTCAGACCACCGGGCAAGTTGGCACGGTAACTGTAGCTATCGGTGCACTTGCTACACCCACCGGGGTTCAGGTCACAGGGCAAATCGGCACGGTTACTGCAACCGGCACAACGTCGGTCACGGTTCTTGCGGCGGGAGTTCAGGCCACCAAAGATATTGGGACAGTTGTAGTAGCGCTCGACGCGCTGGCAATTTTGTCAAGCGTCCAGGCCCAAGGGTTTGTTGCCACGGTCACAGTTGGCGCTACCATACTTCCCACTGGCGTTCAAGCCCTTGGGCTGGTAGGATACGTAAACGTCTGGGGCCTTGTGCCCACACCGCAGGTTCCTGACTGGGAGGTGGTAAGTGACACGCAAACACCGGGATGGACTGCAGCAGGGGCTCCACAAAACCCTGACTGGTCTCCTGCAGTAACGACAACTGCACCTTCTTGGGCACCTCCGACAACAACACAAAACCCGAACTGGCACTAAATCATGGCTGCATACACCACAAGTCTTCGGCTGGTTCAGCCCGCTACCGGGGAGTACTCTGGTACGTGGGGAGCCCAGGTCAACACCGGCCTGACGGCGCTGGTGGACACCTCCATCGCGGGGACGGCTACGATCACCATGACGGCAGCGGACTACACGCTGTCGTCAAACAACGGCGCAACCGACGAAGCGCGGGCGATGGTGCTGAACCTGACCGGCACCCCCGGTGCGGCGCGGAATGTGATCTGCCCTGCGGTCAGCAAGATCTACGTTGTCTACAACAACACCACTGGTGGCTTTGCCCAGACGGTTAAAACTTCTGCCGGGTCCGGGATCTCCGTCCCCAACGGTGCGACGGCCTTCCTACGTTGCAACGGCACAGATGTAGTTGCCGCACTGAACTATTTCGGGTCATTGACGCTGAATGCTTCTGGTCTTTTGAAAGGTAACGGCACCTCGGCGATTACTGCTGCTACAGCAGGCACAGACTACGTAGCCCCCGGCACGGCAACGACCTTCACGGCAACACAGACCTTCAGCGGTTCATCCAGCGCGTTGGCGATGGTGCTTAACGATGCTGCAGAGGTAGTGACGATCTCCGCCACAGCAGCGACGGGCACGATTAACTACGATGTCACAACGCAATCGGTCCTGTACTACACGACCAATGCCTCTGCTAACTGGACGGTGAACTTCCGAGCATCTTCCGGCACCAGCCTGAATACGGCCATGAGCACGGGGCAGAGTGTGACGGTTGCCTTCCTTGTTACTCAGGGGACCACAGCGTACTACAACAGCGCGGTGCAAGTCGATGGTGCATCGGTAACACCCAAGTGGCAGGGTGGCTCTGCACCAACGGCGGGTAACATATCAGGTATCGATGTGTATGCCTACACCATTATTAAAACGGGGGCAGCAGCTTTCACCGTTTTGGCCTCTCAGACGAGGTTTGCATAATGCCGTTACTTGGTACATGTGGCGTTGCCTCATCAAGAGGGGTTGGTCTTCTATCTGTCGCTAATATTGGTGGTCCGTATTGGATAGGGCGGTTAGTTGATGCGGCATATGGCCCTATCGCAGTAGATTTATCTGGTAATGTTTATTTAGCAATTACTAAAACTGGATCAACAATACCAGTTACAGTAGTAAAATATAATTCATTTGGTGTTTTGCAATGGCAGAAAGAGTGGAGCGATGCAGTCTTCTCGCATCAAGTTAAGTACATAGGCGTGGATAACAGCAATAATATTTACGTCGTAGCAACAATACCCTCTCCTGTTGAAGCACTAATAATTAAGTTGGATTCTAACGGTAATATCTTATACAACAAACGAGTAGATATAACCTCAGGAAATCTAGACGCAAGAAGCGGCTATCTTAACCCAACTACCAGTGAGCTGTATGTCATAGGAGTAGATAGCGCAACAAAATCTACGTTTGTAAAGTACAACTCGTCACTTGTTGGGCAGTTTACAAGAACGCTAAGCGATGTAAATGTGCAGTTTAACGCCATAACAATCGACGGTTCTGGAAATATATTTGTTGGCGGGTTCAACAACGGGTCGTTTAATGTCTGTAAATACGATTCTAGTGCAAACCTATTGTGGCAAAAAGAAATATATTCAAGCGGGAATGTTTTAAATGTTTATGGATTGGCTACTGATAGTAGCGGTAATGTGTACGCTACAGGCTATTTTTATAACGGTTCAATATATGTAGGATTCACTATAAAAATAGACTCAAGCGGCAGTCTGCAATGGCAAACACGCCTGCTTGGTATGACTGACGGTATAAACCATAGTGTGGCAGTGGATAGTAATAACAGTGTGTACACATGTGGCTACTCAGACTCTAATAATGCACAATTAGCCAAGTATGATAGTAGCGGAAATCTCCAATGGCAACGTTCAATAACTACGCCTTCACAGGTTTATGCAATTAGTATAAAAATAGACCGTTCAAATAATCTTTATGTTGGCATGACAAACAATTATTTTGCAAAGCTGCCCTCAGACGGCAGTTTGACAGGTACGTACAGTGTTGGCGGGGCATCTGTAACCTACCAAACTAGTACACTTACATCAAATTCAACAGGTTTGTCGTTCCGTAGTTCAACAATTACAAGTGCTACTGGTTCGGACATAACAAATAATCTAAGTGGCACAATTACGTCTGGAACGTTGACATCATCAGTAACAACGCTATAGGAATAGTCTATGCTTGAAGCGCTTTTTTCTTTCCTTGGCGGCTCCGTATTCAGAATGGTGTGGGGCGAAATTTCTGCTTGGTACAACAAGAAGCAGGACCACAAGTTTGAGATCGACCGCTTGCGCCTCCAGGCCGACCTTGACGCCGCCCAACACCAGCGCACCCAAGAGATGCTGCGGCTTCAGAGCGAACTGGGCATCAAGACTGTAGAAGCCAAAGCCGAGGCAGACATTGCAGTAGCCGAAGCTGACGCTTTCACCAAGGCTATTGAGAACGCCTTCAAGCCCACGGGCTGGGCTATCGTGGACATCTGGAACGGCATCATCCGCCCAAGCGCTGCCACCATTGCGCTGGTGCTCTGGATTCTGAAGCTCAACTCTCAGAACTGGCTGATGCAGGAGTGGGACATCACATTGGCGGGGACGGTGCTGGGTTTTTTCTTTGCCGACCGGAGCCTGGGCAAGCGTGGAAAATAAGGCTGTACAGGTTGCGCGAGACCTCTGTCTCGTCTTTGAGGGGATGTACCTCAAGCCATACCTTTGCCCAGCCAATGTGCCGACGATTGGTGTTGGCTCCACCTTCTACGAATCGGGTGCGCGTGTTACGCTTGCTGACCCTGCGATCACTCGTGAGAGAGCGCTGGCGCTACTAGAGTGGGAACTGAACCACTGCTTGCCAAAGGTCAATCAGCTTTGCCCTGGCCTCAAAGATTGGGGTGATAAAGCCACCGCAGCCATCTTGGACTTTGCGTTTAACTGTGGTACTGGAGCCTTGTCAGGCAGCACGTTGCGCCGGAGAATTAACGCCGATGACGTAAACGGCGCACAAGCCGAGTTGATGAAGTGGGTGCGTGGTGGCGGGCGTGTACTGCCCGGTCTGGTCAAGCGTAGAGCCGCAGAGGCGGCGCTGCTGGGGTAATCATGCCGCTGAAAAAACTGCAACTGAAGTCGGGCGTCAACCGCGAAGGGACTCGTTATTCCACGGAAGGCGGGTGGTTTTCCTGCGACAAGATTCGTTTCCGCTCAGGTCAACCTGAAAAAATTGGCGGCTGGCAGCAGGTCACTAACGATCAGTTTCTTGGCGTCTGCCGTTCATTGTGGGCTTGGGCTGCGCTTGACGGCACTAGATACGTTGGGCTTGGTACTAATCTCAAGTACTACATTGCGCTTGCTGGTGGTGGCGCGTACAACGACGTTACCCCCATCCGTGAAACAGCAATACTAAACAACCCGTTTACGGGCAACGGCACGACTACAGTAACCGTCACAGATGTTGCACACGGTGCAGTTGCAGGAGATTTTGTTACTTACAGTGGGGCCACTGGAACATACGCCAGTACATTTAATGCTGAGTTCCAAATTGTTTCAATCTTGACGGTTGATACATACACTATCACCACAAGTTCTGTCATTGCCGCTGGCACTTACGGCGGGGCAACGGTTACCTCTGCTTACCAAGTAAATGTTGGTGACGCCATTCAAGTTCCATTGACAGGGTGGGGTGCTGGTGGGTGGGGACTTGGCGGCTGGGGTATTGGCACAACAGGTGCAGCGCTTACAAACATTCGCATCTGGAACCACGACAACTTTGGTGAAGACCTAATCTTTGGCCCGATTGATGGGGCTATGTATTATTGGGATCAAACCGCTGGCCTGACAACTCGTGGTGTGGCGCTCACTTCCCTGTCTGGGGCGTCGGATGTCCCAACGGTGCAGCATCTTTTGACGGTATCTGACACTTCTCGGTTTGTGCTGGCGTTTGGCTGCAACGACTACGGATCGTCCGCACAGGACACCATGCTCATCCGCTGGTCTGACCAAGAGAGCGCAGTGAATTGGACTCCTTCTGCCACAAACCAAGCTGGCAGTGTTCGCGTGTCTCACGGCTCAAGAATTGAAGCAGTTGCACAAGTTCGCCAAGAGTTTTTGGTCTGGACTGATACCGCCTTGTACTCACTGCAGTACCTCGGCCCGCCGATTGTCTGGGGCACGCAGCTTCTGTCTGACAACACATCCATCGTCAGCGACAGAGCCTGGGCGACTGCCGCAGGCGTTACTTACTGGATGGGCAACGGCAAGTTCTACCGTTACGACGGTCGAGTTGAAACGCTGGTCTGTGACTTGAGACAGTATGTCTTTAACGATTTCAACGTCAATCAGTCTCAACAAGTTTTTTCGTCTACCAACGAGCAGTTCAACGAGATCTGGTGGTTTTACTGCTCTGCAGACTCTACGGTTGTAGATCGTTACGTCATTTACAATTACATTGAGAAGGGGTGGTACTACGGTAACCTGGGCCGCACTGCGTGGATTGACACAAGTGTTTCCAGCGATGTGCCGATGGCTGCAGACTACAACAGCCGCCTGCTTTTTCAAGAAACTGGAGTGGACGACAACGCCACGGTTACGACACTTCCGATTGAAGCGTTCATCACTTCGTCAGAGTTTGACATTGATGACGGACACAACTTGGGGTTCGTTTGGCGGGTTATTCCTGACGTTAACTTCACGGGGTCCACGGCTGTTAGCCCGACGATGAATCTGACACTGCTGCCTTTGCAGAACTCTGGTTCAGGGTATACCCGAGGCACTGTGCCGGTTCCGTCTGTGACTACAGATATGTCGGTGGCTGGAGAGAACTCTTTCCCGGTGGTGCGTAGTGCGACGGTGCCGATTGATCAGTACACAGGACAGGTAAACATCCGCGTGCGTGGTCGGCAGATGTCCATCAAGGCAGAGTCTAATCAGATCGGCGTGCAGTGGCAGTTGGGTTCTCCACGGATTGACATCAGACCTGATGGGCGCAAGTCATGACGATTTGGTCCACCATCATCAAGCGCTTCAAGGCGCCTGCACTGCCCAAGCCTACGCAAGACTATGACAGGACGTATCTTGATAATCTTGTCAACATCCTGCGCCTGTACTTCAACCAACTAGACAACCTGCTGGAGCAGATCGTGACTACAACAGGAAGTGCTGTTCCAGTTTCTATTGGTGGGACCAACGTTGACGCGTTCGGACGTTTACGCACCAGCGCTCCGTACACGTTGTTTGATTCTCAGAACCGTTACGCTATTGACAATCAGTTTGACACGAGCACCGCCACTGGGGGTTCAACAACGTACCTGCCCAACGAATCATCTGTGCGGATGGATGTTACCACTTCTAGTGGTTCGGAAGTTGTAAGGCAGACTTACAGGTGCATGCCCTATCAGCCGGGTAAGGGTTTGTTGCTGCTGGCTACGTTCGTGATGAACACCGCCAAGACCGGGCTCCGTCAGCGAGTCGGGTACTTTGGAACCCAGAACGGCGTGTTCATACAGCAAGCGGACAGCACTGTCTCGTTTGTTTTGAGGTCTTACATCTCAGGATCGGTCAGCGATGCGCGGACGGTCAACCAAGCGGATTGGAACGGTGACAAATTAAACGGGACGGGGGCCTCTGGATACACCCTGGACCTAACCAAAGCACAAATTTTGTGGATGGACTTTGAGTGGCTTGGGGTTGGATCTGTTCGATGCGGGTTCATCATCGATGGTAATTACATCGTCTGCCACACGTTTGAGAATGCAAACGACATCACTTCTGTGTACATGACCACGGCCATTCTGCCGATTAGGTATGAGATTACAAACACTGCAGCAACCGCAAGCGCTTCGTCCATGAAGCAAATTTGCTCCTCGGTGGTTTCAGAAGGCGGGTACGAGCAGACATCCATTGAGCACGTTGCCCGCAGGACAGCGACTAGAACTTCAATCAGCACAACATTTGTGCCGCTGGTGTCCATCCGGCTGGCTTCCACCGCGCTAAACGCAGTGGTGCTGCCCGTAAAATTTAACGTGATGCCGACCTCGACGGGGGATGACTTTGAAGTCATTCTGGCAAAGAACAGCACGGGGCTGACCTCAGCCTCTTGGGCTGCGGTTTCAAGTGATGCCAACGTGGAGCAGGACGTTTCTGCCACGGCCATGACGGTAGGCACCATTGTGGACATGCAATACGTGAAGTCCACTAACCAGTCCAGCGGGACGATCAACCAACCTGCGGCGTACAACTGGGATCTTCAGTTGGGCTCCTCCTTGACTGGGACGAGTGATATCTATACGCTGGGCATCCGGGTGTTGTCGGGCTCCTCCGGTGCGGCCATTGGATCTTTGACCTTCTATGATTTGACGCAATGATCCCTCGCCTGCAAACAGAGTACGAAGTAGAAGACGCCGCGACCGTAGACGAGTTGCAGCAAATTGTTGGTGGGCAGGCAACTGCAGCACCTCCTGCGGTTAATTTACCTACGGGATGGGGAGTAGCCGGGGGGGACTATGACGACGCAGCGGAAAAGATTGGCTGGTTTAATCAAAACCAGATAACGCCTGAGCAGATTTTAGCCGCAGATCCAGAGGCTAATATTGATTGGATGCGGCAATATGGATACACAATCGGCGCTCCTGCTTCAACCGCTACTCCAACCTTCACGCTCCCCACCGCTACCGTTGCCGCTACTCCAACCTTCACGCTCCCCACCGCTACCCCCGCCGCTACCCCCGCCGCTACCCCCACTGCTTGGTCTTGGGGTACAAATGAATACGACACGAGGACTGTTGGTGAGTACACATATCAGCCTGCGTACTCACAACCTGTCAGCGCAGAGACGGGGGAAACAGCGGGGCCGGTTGAGTACGTA